TCGTTTTTTACTTCTTCAATGTCCCCGTTTATATCTTGATCTAATCCACTTAATTCTTGAACTGCTCGTGCCAATTCAGCATATTCTCCGGCATAAAGCATTACTCCTAATAAATCAACTTCTCCTAGTACATCATACGCCTTTTGTAATTCAGCATTTGTTAAATCGGGAAATACAACCCCTTTTGTAGTTAATGCTTGTACATATTCTGCCCTATCAAATGATTCAATGCCTTTTTTATTCGTTCTAGTAAATTTCTTTATAAGTTGTTTGTTTTCTTCCTGTGTTACCGGTCTAATAATGAAAGGAACCGGTTTTCCATTTTCTTGAAAACGACTAGATACTATAACCTCTTTATTTTTTATTTTTATTGGATTTAAAAATGCATTTAATGAACTCATTAATTATCTCTCCTTTTATTTGTTTTTTGTAATATAAAAGCACCCTTTTAAGAGTGCTTTGTATCACCACATATCTAATTAAGCAATGCTAATAACTTGTTAGCAAATCTGCTAGCTTCCATATTGATTTCTCTTTTGAGAGGTATATCCTTGTTATTAAAGATGTTAAAATTTAAATCCTTATGCAAAGTTGCATGACCTAAACAGTAAGCTATTTCAAATACCCTTTCTTTCACAGATATACTATTACTAACCATGATTAATTGTGTTGTTTCATTACGGACATATACGCTTTTTGCACCAGTTGGCAATTTAGAATCAGCTAAATGTATATTTCTTGAATCTGCTAGTTCATTAAACCTGCTAAGAACAGCTATATCATCTCTCATTATACAGCACCTACTTCTTTGTTTCCTTTTTCATCCTTAAGCTTATTTATAAAATACACCTGCCCTTTACCAGTTACTTTAGGAGTTTTAGAAATACTTATAATCCCATTGCTACGAGTTATAGATGTTTCTTTAACTTCAAACAGCCCCATATCCATAGAGTATTGAGTAGGCATATTATAATCAGTCCCTTTTCTCTTGATTAGATAGCCATTGTTTCTTAACCATTCAAAGAATCTATTTTGTCCTGTATTTATCCCATTTTGTTTTAATAATTTGGCTAACTCACCTACTAATATTGAAGTATGAGAAGATGATACCGAATCAGCAAAAATTACCTTAGGCTTGTCCAATTTTATTTTATTCTCTGCTTCTATTCTTGCTTCTTGTTCCTCTTTTAATTTAGTAGCTAATTGTATAATAAAATCTGGATTAGTTAAAGTCTCTTCTATTACTTCAGATGTCATATATGTTCCATGTTTTCTTATGGTAGGCAATACTTCTGATGTTACCCACTTCTTAAACTGCTTTGCATTTGGTAGCTTAGAACTTAGGACTAAAGAATATAGACCACTTTCATTTATAATCCAACTATCTTGAATTCCTCCTTTTGTAGGGATGGGATGTTTCATCCCATCGTCTGAATCTACATGCCTTTGAATAGCTTTATGAGGTTCATTATATCCTAATATTTCAGCTACATCTTTCCCAACTAACCAAGGTTCTCCTTTCACTTCTACTACTCTTATTTCTCCAAACTCTTTATTATTGAAAACTTGTAAATTATTCATTTATTATACCTCCTAGATAGATATTATTTACTTGAATTTCAAACCAATAAGAGGTATAATTAATTAACAACTTATTGGTTTGATTTTAGATAGTTGCCACCTTGGTCGAAGAAGAAAGCAACTATCTTTTTTCGTTTACTACAAAATCTTCTACTCTCTTTCCTAATGCCTTTGCTACTTTCCCTACTGTGGGTAAACTTGTATTTACTTGTTTATGTTCTAGCCTGGATATAGTCTTAATACTTAATCCACTTTTTTCAGCCAATTCACCCATTGTTAGTCCTTGATTTGCTCTTTCTAGCATAATTTTGCTTGCATCTATTTTCATTTTTTCACCCCTTTGTAAGTCCAATTATTTTGTATCTTAAATAAAGTATAGTCCAATATATTTGGACTGTCAAGCACTTTTAGAAGTATTGTTTGATTTTTTTGGACTTTATCCAAAATCATTGGACAATAAGGTTCTTATCGGGTATTATTGCATTAAACACTTTCGTATTAGGAGGTTTATATAATGAGTACTTTGGGCAATAGAATAAAAGCATCTAGGATTGAAAAAAAAATCAGTCAAACCGAACTTGGCAATCATATAGGTGTTGGAAAAACCACTATATCTAATTATGAAACTGGATATAGTTCTCCTGACCCAGATACTTTAGCAAAGATAGCAGATTTTTTAGAAGTAACTTCTGATTTTCTTTTGGGATTATCCAATACTAAATCCTCCACTACAGAAGATAAAGAAGCCCCTTTTCTTCCCAGATCTTTCTCTACTCCAGAGGAAGCAGTTAAATTCCTTCTAGAACAAAATGTTATTATGGGATTCGGTGGATTTGATATTAACAAACTTACTGATAAAGAAATAATAGATTTTGCTAATGAGCTATTATCACAACTACAATTACTAAGTTACAAATACAAAAAGCAAGAGTAACATTCTCTTGCTTTTTTCATATCAGCTCCGACCAACGCTGAATTCTAAAATATAAAAGCACCTACCTAAGTAAGTGCCTAATTAATTATTATTTTGTTGGAGCCATAGTTGTTATCATTTTCAGCAATTCCATAAAATATCTAGGCTCATCTAAAAGTAAAGGGTAACTCTTAGTCTTCACTTGTATAATAACTCCATCCTCATATGGTTCTATTAGAGAAATATTACTTAATTTAACTTCAAATCCCTTTTTCTGATTTACGAATATAATTCTCTCATTAGTTGCTGCAAGCTTTCCCTTAAAGGTTGTTGATACATCGTCATATATAGGATTACCGCCATATCCTCCTGTTCTTACGGTAACGCCTTTCATAAGTCTTACGCTGAGTCCTGCTGTTCTTCCAGTATGTCCTACAACCTTTCTTTTGCTTTCAATCAATGTTGCAGGTTCTAAGTAATGAAGTATATCATTGCCTATGAACAAATTATGCTCTTCTATTATGGGTAATCCTTCTTGTAATTCTTGTATTTTTTCATCTTCTATTGCTATATTTTGTAATTCAATTTCTTTGACCTTTTTTGGTTTACTATTCTTAGATTTTTTATATTTTTTCATAAAATAGTAACTTAAATAAGCGAATACTAATGTACCTATTAAACCTGTAATGGCTCCCTCTATACTCTCTTTGGATGCAGATAAAGTCATTACTATACCTGCGATTACTTCTAATCCACAAAATATAGACGCAATTAACCAACCCATGATCTACCACCTCTCCGATTAATAATTTCAAGCCCATTATATCAAAAGGTGGAAGTATTTACCACGACTATCTATAATTCTCAGGTAAATCAAAATAGCTTAACCCTTCTAGATCATCAAACGTAAAATCTGTATCTATAGTTACAGGATCATCTGATTGATCATCAAGTACTGTCACTGGGATTGTTTTTAACAGTACATTTAATAAAACTACCTCCTGAGTCCCTATTGTTGATTGTTCATCATAATTTTTAACCTGTAGCTTTAACCCTCCGTAAGTACCACTCTTAATATACTTAATTGCAAGTCTAAGCATATCACTATTCATAAAATACATAGTCATAGAACCGGTACCTTCAGCACCTACGACCTTATGCTGAGTCATTCTATGTCCTAACATTCTTCTTGATTGAATAATCAAATCTAACTGTGCCTTCAAGTTGGATATCTCAAATAGTTCTCTATTAGATCCATCTATTGTAATAAAAGCTTTACCCTCTTTAGAGGATATAGTATCTGCTAATCTTGTATAATTTGACATAATCTATTCCTCCCTTCTTATGATAGATTAATTGATAGATAAATTTTCTCTACACTATCAACCGGCTGGATATAGCAATCAATAACTACTGCATCCGAATCATTACCCGGATTTACAATAACGTCCTCGGCCGTAAAATTCTGAATTGCATTCATTCTCTGAAGCTCATTGAAGTATTCAATCAAAGTGGATCTTAATAATGATCTACCATCGTCGTTGTTATTTACCTTCCCTACATAATTAGACTCGAATATTTCAGTAATATCATTGTTTATCCCATTAATGGTCCTAACAACTCTATTCTTCTTGAATTGTTTACCCTTATCAACTGTTACAGAAGTAAGAGAATTAATATCATAAACCGCTGTAACATTCTGCATGCTATCTACTTTAAATATAAACTGGCCCGAAGTAATAGCATCCTCCATTTCGCTTTTAGTCATTCTAGGTACTATATCAATAGCACCAACATATTTTTGACCGGTGTTTGATTTGTTCACACTTGCCCCTGATGTTTGTCCTGCTACCCATGCAGTTGTCTTTGCAGCAGTGAGATCTGTTCCGTTGGAAAGTTTAATTCCTTGAGATACATTAATAACTGCATCCGAATCTGCATCAAGATTTGCAATTACACCTTGTACCATCATCCCTTCATCTTTACCCATAGCCTCAATCCAAGTTGTAATTGCCTGCTTGTTTGCTTCATAACCAGCCCCATCATATGGATATGCCAGTGTATTGAATCTAATTGTTCTAAGTGCTGCTAATGCATTTGTAATACTTTCTTCATCATGCTCAGCACCTAAGTTATAAATCAATACAGTTTTAGCACCTTTTAATGCCTCATTTGCTAATAGCTTATCTTCTGCTGTCACACCTTCAGGATAATCATCTTCCGTTGCAGTAATTGTATATATGTCGCCTTCTTTACCTATGCTCATTTCCTGCAACAATACTACCGTTCCCCTATCACCTGGCGTAATAGATAAAGGTGCATTGGTTCTAAAATTAATATAGGCTCCCGGGAGTATTTTATTTTGAATTTCCCATGATCCTGCCATATTCTCACTCCTTTATATATTCGTATTTGTAGTTTGCTTTTGCATCTTTGTAAACCTTTCATTGTTTATCTCTGAATAGTTAATATTAAATGTAAAATGCAGTACATTATCTGTTATTGTTGCTTGTTTATTTAAAACTCTATAGCTGCCTATTAAATCAAGGCTCCTAAACAGAGACATTTGCTTGTCAAAGCAATCCTCTTTTATTTCCGTAATCCTTTTATTACTAAAATAAGCAACATCAAATGATATAAGACTTATAAATTTAGTATTGAGCCGTTTATTATAGTCTTGTTCTATTAAAGTAATCAAAAAAGAGGGAGTTTTAAAGTTTTGAGGAACATCTTCATCATAAATTGTATAACCAGGATATAATTCTAAGAGTCTATTCACTATAGTCTGTTTTATATTATTTATCATGTTTTCTGTTCACCCTTTCAACTTCTTTCTTAAACTCTTTAACCATGGTATTTTCTGCTTTACTTATAGCTTTCTCCAGCATATACTGACCTTTTACAAATCCTTTTACAGGACCACCTTTTTTATTTCTTATAACATGCCCATAATTAACAAAACTAGAATAATCTTCTAGGTTAACCATTATTTTAGTAACTCCGGCCTTGGATTTAACTGCAGGTAGTGCTCTCCAAGCCTCCTTCATTTTTTTACCTACTAAAGCCTTTGCGATAGTAAATTTAACATGTTTACCATCTCTAGTATAAAACTCAACAACATTTCCTCCTTTACTTGCATTAGTATTTTCCTTAGCTACCTCAACTCCCTCATTGACTGCTTTATTTAAAACCTTTATATCAATGTCTCTTATATCATCAAACATTGCCTTAAGATCCTTTCTAAATTGGTCAATAGCTTTTTTATTCTCGCTATAATTACTCATACAGTATCATCTCGTTTCACGCTAAACTCCATATGTCTTGTGTAAGGGAATCCTTCACCTATTGTTAAAGTTACTTGTTTACCATTTATTTGAGTAACTACAACCCTATCTCCTTCTTGCAAGCCCGTCTCTAAGTTACAAAATAAACTATATGAATTAGTTAGAGTTGGTACCCCTTCCCCAGTATCTGCTAGAGATCCTTTGCTATACTGACATTTGATATTTGAATATATTAATTCTTCTTTACTCTTGGTAACACCACCCTCAACAACATCAACCCATCTATAGATATCCATTCTATCTTTCCACAATACTTCAAAAGGATTTTTCATTTTCTCAACCTCCTGAACTGTTGTAGGTTTCTTTTGTCTTCTTTAGACAAGCCGTAGATGGTCTCCTTTGAGATTTTATCATCTACGTTATAGGTAATAGCGGTGTCCCCTTCTCTAATGGATTTAACGTCAAATACAGCGTCTGAACCGTGTTCTTTTTCGTAGTCAATTATAGATTTGGCCTTTTTCCGAATATATATCTCTGTTTCTTCCGGAAGCTCTTTTAAATTACAGTAATTAAGGGCATCTTGAATTGCATCCAGGATTATTAAATCTTTATCGTTATCTTGAATACCTAAATTCTGTTTTACCAATGCTAGCATATCCTCCTTATGCACTATATCAACTCCAATCTAAAAGGGAGCTAATATCATTCAGCCCCCTCCAATAATTTGATAAGCTCTTCTTTTTTCATATTCTTATAACCTTTAAGCTCTCTTTCTTTGGCCATGGCTTTTAACTCCGTTACTGTTTTATCTTCTAGGCATCTGATGAAGTCTTCTTTAATTGCTAACCCATGGGCCACATCAATATCTTGAATTAACTCTTCATTGTATAATTCTTCTTTAGTATCTCTGCTTACTTGCTGACTTAATACATGCTCTCTTAATTTTAATACTCTTCTTTGGTATCTATCCATAATTAATACCTCCTAAAGGGCAGGGATTACCCCACCCACTATATTGTATTCTCTAGTTTAAATAAGAACTTAACAATTCTTATTTTCTTTGGTTCATATACTCTTTCCCAGTTTGTAGCAACTTCTAGTTCTTCCATTGTTGGGAAATCATCAGCTACTGACTTTTCAGTAAACTTAATTCCTCTTGGATGCAAAATTGAAATCTTTCTGTTTACTAATATATCTTCTCCAGCTAGAGATAGTCCTTTTCTTACTACCTCTGTTTCCTTTATCTTAGGATCACTACCATTTCCCCAAGCTATAGCTCCTCTACCAAAGATATACATTTCAGCAGCCTTAGTAACTGGATCATATGCCATGGCATCATCAACTATTACTCTCTTGTTTTTGTAAGTTTTCATCACTACGTTGCCTTGAGAGTCTCTTATGGTTTCTATTTGGTCTTGCTTAACCAAATGATTTTCTACTTCTGAATGCATCATAACTGCTGTCAATAGTTCTTTAGCATCTCCCATCAATTGCTGTGCGTCTAGGAAGGAATCAGACGTCAATACTGCTTTGTCTCCTTCTAATGCTGTTATATCATGTACCTTTGCTGTCATTGTTGGCGATGCAAATACTCCATCCAATATGGATAATAGTATGTTTTGATATACTCTATTCCAATATGCTGCAAATCTATCTGCAATAACTTTCATTGGATCATCACCTGCTAAGTGTCCAGCTAATGCATTTGCACCAAATGATTTAACAAACGCTAATTTCCTAGCAATATCTTTGCCGGTAGTTATTTTACCTGGCTGTGTTTCACCTGAATCCTTCATTGTCTCAGGGTCACCGGTTAAATCATTCCAAAATGGCATATGAATCAATGTATTAGGACCACTAGCTAATCTGTCAAATTCTTCATCATGTTCTGCTATCCCCGATTGAATTAACTCGGATAGCTCCATTGTTCTATTCACTACGTATGGAGTAAATACTTCTGGCTGAATAACATCCTGTATTCTAGTTACGTCTCCGTCTGCAAATAATTGCAGATTAAACTTCAATTTACTCATTATATCTCTCCTTTTCTATTTTGCTGCTGCTTTTAGTTTAGCGGCTAATTCCGGGTCTTCTCTAAATATTCTGCCTTGTTCTGTCAAATTAAAGTGCTCTTTACTCCAAGGATTTTTAGTACCAGATGGACTTCCACCTGTATTATTAGGATCCCGTCCCGTTACATTAGGTACAAACAAATCCTTATACTGCTCCTTGATAGCTGTTAATTGCTCATCAATGCCAAAAACTTCTTTCCCATCTTCTGATACTGTTATTTTTTCTAGGTCAAACTTGCTTTCAATCAAGTCCGGATATTTAGCATCTGATAATTTGCTTTTGATTGCAGATATTTTTGCCATACCTTTGATTTTAGCTTCATATTCCGTTTTCATAGTAGCAATTGTATCCTCATGAGTTTTTATTGTTGCCTGAAGAGTTTCATTGTCTTTATTGGCTTTTTTAAGATCTGCTATAGTAGTATCTGCTGTTTCGACTTTAGCTTTAAGTCCATCTCTTTCAGCCTTAAGTTTTTCATACCTCTCTTCGATTTTTTCTTCTGATGTTGTATATATCTTATTTTCCTTCATAGCACCCATGATTGCAGCTATTTGTTCATCTGTTAATCCTTGAGCTTTCAATAATTCTTCAAATGTCATTATATTCCCTCCTAAATACGCTTTTTTACGTGGTAGCTTCACTTTTTAGTTTGTAGTATTTATTCTTTTACGCCTATAATAACTACTAAAAAGGCAAAATAAAAAGCCTCTATTTCAAGTCTTAAGGTAGATATGGATTGCATCCTGCTATTCTATCGTCTTTACAGTACAGGATTTGTATATAGGTTCTCTACCTTCCATTGCAGCTATTGATAACTCTATGCCATTGTATAGCCCTATCATATAATCGCCTTGCTCTATAGTCCCATCTTTACCTTGCATATCTCTTAATTCTTTTAAGTTATTTAAATTATCCACAATTTCACCTCCCTTATTTTGAGCATAATAAAAGCACTCACTATTTTTCTTAGTAAGTGCTTTTATTCTTCGTTTGAATGTATTACTTTTTCAATATCATCTTTAGTGATATAGTCTGTTTCCCAATCGCCAACACCTAATTCAATATCAATCGTAATATCTTCGCCGTCACCCTGAATTTCCATAATGTCGCCTATTCTGCCGTCTTTTAGTAAAACAGTATCAAATTCTTTTAACTTCAATCCTTAACCTCCTTTACATAAATCGTGGATAAATGAGTTTTATCACCTTGTACCTGCCATCCAATTATTGCATTTGTAGGAACCATATCCTTATTATAAAAAATAGCCTGCTGCTCATATTTGGCTCCGTACTTCCCATCAGCTTTACGAATCGACGGATTAAATGCTGCTCTTTTTAAAATATCGGCCTTAAATTCTTTGTAATTACTGATGTTATAGCCTAACCGTTTTGTAATGAGCCTGCCTTTGTTTAACCCATTTTTATTTACTCCACCAAATAGATATTTTGTAAATTTTTCATCCGCAATAGTTGCTTTTTCTATATTCGGTAATTTCAATTCAGGATTATCAATAAGCCTTTTTCGCCTTGAATAATCTACTTTTACAAGTCTATAATCCTCACTGTTATTATACTTTAAATTCTGAAAATCATCAAGAGATTTTACACCCAAATCCTTGCCTAAAAACCCTCTGTACCTCTCATATTGTGTCTTATCATTATGCCTGTTCTTCCATTTCTTTTCTGCTGTAATTGCCTCCGGATTGCTTTCAATATATTTCTTATGCCATTCGGTATAGTTCATATTTGCTGGCACTTCATATGGCTTTCCGGTTACAGGATCCCTTGCCATTCTAGTATCCTCTGAATAATCACTATCCTCATAAT